ACTGCTTTAGCACAACTAATGCGTAAGAACGGAATCAAAGCAGTCAGCAGAAAAATGACAGGTTCTAAAGCAGATGTAAACGAAACAGTTTATCGAGTGTGGCATGACGGACCACTAGAGACAGCAGAGGAACAGGGAAAGCAAAGGATAGGATCTCCGACAAATACTGTAGGGATTACTCCAGATATTCTCCAACAAGCCGAAGCACATGAGGACAAGCACAACATAGTAGAGGACACCAGAGAAGTTTTTAAAATAGTGAACGAAGAATTAGCTGAAATTAAAAAGAAGGAGAAAGGGAAATGAAAGTTAAAGAACTTATCAAAGAACTTAAATTACAAAATCCAAATGCCCCAGTTACGCTTTGGGCAGTAGAAGGGGACAGAGGGCATAAGGATATTGTTTGTTTTGGTCAAGATAAAGACGAAATAGTCTATCAAGTAGAAGATGAAGGACTAACGGAAAAACAAGCACTAGACAAAGTGTCTGTTGAATTACATGCAATAGAAGATGACTGACAACATCAACCCAAGTCACTACCGAGACAGCGAGATTGAGTGCATAGACGCAATCAAGGCGAGTCTATCCATCGAGGGATTTCATGGCTATCTGAAAGGGTCTGTCCAAAAATACTTGTGGAGATACACCGAGAAGAACGGCCAAGAGGACTTGCTCAAAGCACAGTGGTTTATGGATAAATTAGTAACCGAAGGATTCGATGTAATTGAACAACAAAAAAAGGAAATAATATGAGTGAATACAAACCGCCAGATAATCCAAACATACATGATATGTCACTAGAAGAACTTATAAAATTTAAAAAGCATCTAATTGATAAAATAGAGGTACATCTACCTGAGTTGATTGATGATATAGATGTTTATATTGAACAGAATTTGATCCAGATGTACATGAAGAAAAGCCAATGAGTGAAGAATTTATAATCGAAGTAACCGAAACTTACCATAGAACCTACAAGGTAGAAGCCATAAACCAGCAACAAGCTAAAGACAAAGCTTCAGTACAATTCATAGAGGATTGGTTAGGAGATAAGGAAGGCATAGACTATACCTTGTGGGATTCCACAACAACAAGTGAAATAAAACCAACAGGGAGTGAGTTTGATGCATGCCTAAAGGTATTAGAATTAGAGGAGAAAAGCTAAATGAGATTCGGAGACAATTGGCGATACGAAACAGGGAGTAAGATTCTTCCAAATCGTAGAATAAAAGGCACGGCCAAGTTATTAAAGACCACCAAGAATCAAACGCAGAAGTGGGAAATCAAAGTTACGGACACCCAAACCAATGAGATCTTAGAAGAAGCTGTCATTATGGCTAGAGAAGGAGATGTAGCCATAGCGAGAGCGCATGAGTTAGCGAAAGCCTGGAGAGAGAAATATGAGTCCTAAACTAAACTTTACCGAAGAGATGTGGAACAAGACCGCAAGTATTTTTGAAGGAGTCCAGGTAATCGAATCAAAAGAAATGGGAAAGCCAATTAGATATTATGTCTTTCCTTCAAAAGAAGGAGTGCCTATCATTACCTTGCACGATGACGAGGAAGAGATTTTAAAAGACCGAAAGCTACACAAGAGAGTGATCGGAGAGATTATTAACAAAGTAACAGAGGAGTTATAGATGGCAAGTGAATACAGACTAGATAAACACAATGGCGAGTATGTCTTAGTATCATCCGATTCAAGCAAACCTACGATTAGGCTAGGGACTGACGATTTGGAGATAGCTAAAGCGAGAGCCAAACCCCACATGAAATTTATGTAAGGAAAAAACTATGAATAAAAAAATGACAAAATTTGAAAGAATTTTATGGGAACACGACTGTTACCCATTAGACAAAACTACCGCAGACGCAATAGCAGATGTTAAAAAGACAGAGGAGAACACCGATTCTCTACAAAGATAAATTCCCTTGCGACCCTCTTTTGCATTTTGACTCAAAAGACGCTGGCACGATAGAATGGACTTGGCGAACAAAACCAGCAGAAGCTATTTACTGGAAAACCTACAAGCCAAAGAAGCGAGATATTAAAATACTATCAAGAGTAACCCCAGAGCAACGCAAGAAAGTAACGACTGAATTACTACGAAGCATTATCCAAACCGAACACCCCCCTACAGTTAAACAACCAAAAGTGAGGACACTATGAAAGAACCGACTACTAGCGAACAAGCCATGAGTGAAGTGGCAAAATTTAATGAAACACCAGAAAGCAAAGAGTGGTGGAGAAAACGCATGGACAGATGGGACACAGTTTTTAAATGGGTAGGCCCTAGATTTGATAAAAACCTTTCTAGCTACAAAAAATGGAACGGCTATATAAAAGACGCTTTTTCTGGTAATGAAAGACGAATCAGAAAAATATGGAAAAACAACCAAAAGTGAGGACACTATGATTAGAAAAAGAGTTTACCTTAACAAGCCACAGGCCGAAGGCTTAATCCAGATATTCAGACGCAATCAGCTATTGGATCTCCTGGTGTATGTGACTATTGACACTAAAAACAAGTCTCCGCACTATAAACTTTGTATCGACTGTCCCATTGATACCCACCCTCGACTAAGTAACAAGCTACAAGATGTACTGCATACTTTAGTGGATCGACACAGCAACGCATTAAAGAAGCTGGAATGGGAAGAATACGATGATGCAGAGACACCGATAGAACAAGTAGGACTAACCCCAGAATTTAAAGAATACGTTGAAGAAAAAGTAGACGAAGCTTGGCGTGAAGATACAGTTTGGGAAAAGGAGAAAGACAAATGACTCAATACACCCACCTAGTTGAAGAAACCAAAAGGCAAATTGCTTTTAGGGAATGGAAAAATAAAGTCTCTTACATTCATGCCAACAATGGAAAAATCGAAACCAAATACCAGGATGGAAGAACAGAGATAGAAGACACAAGCACAGGCCAAAAAACTTATGACTTTCCCGAAGGCTATGAAGGGGAAACGTACAGAGAAAATTTATTTGGTAGGTTCCTACGAGTGTTTACTGGCTAATTATTTCAGCATCCTCGACTTCTAACAACGGCTTATAGTCTCCCAAGAGCTTCTTAATCCTATCTTTTATCTCTATTTCGCTAAGAGAATCAAGCGTACCGGTACGAACTTCCTTACGCTCAACATACAAGCCTGCCGCTCGACCTCGCTGGACTTCAGCAGAAACCGCAGCCGTGAGATTACCTTTCTCCATAGCTTGATCTCTTATTTTAGCTAGTTGCCTAACATGACGACCAAAGGTAACTTCATATTTTTTGTCTACTTCCGCTTGGAGAGTCTGTATGTAGCGAACCACAAGCGGATACTTTTGTGGATTGGTCAGCTCAGAAGCACGCACAGCCGCCGAACTTTCTGCGTACCCAGCGTCCAACGCACATTCCGTTTGGGTTTTGGACCCGTCGTTATAGACATATTCCTTAGCAAAGCGGATCTGCTTATGCGTCAGGTGTTTTTCGTTTCTTCCGGAGATGTTTCCAGAGATTCCTTTTGGCATGTTTCACTCCATGTTTTAAATGTTTTTGTTTCCGAATCCCAGAACCTTCCCAGGTAACAATTAGCTACTTGTTTAGACATACAAGCATTATATCAGTAACTTTGAGTAAGAAAACCCTTATTTTCTAACCTGTCTAACCTGAACCTCACCTGACAGAAGTTAGATGGGAACCCCTTATACAACAACATTTCTCAGCACTCTAACTTTCTAACCTGAGATTCTGAAAAAATCCCTAACTTGTTATTCTTTTCTGTGTGTGCAGAAGTGAGGTGAGGTTTTCTTTCTATAGGGTTACTCTAAGCCATTGATTTTATTACAGTTTTTATCTAACTTGGCATAAGTTAGAAGAATTTTTTTATTCAATGAAATCAATAGCTTACAGCGAAAACCTATAGGTGCGGTTCAGGTTAGAAAACACCAAAAACCCCTGTTTATATAAAATAAATCTTGCACTGACTCATAAAATGCTTATAATATCGGGTAATATGAATAAAACTACAGAATTAATAGAGAGTGGGGTCTATTTACTTTTTAATAAAGGAGAAGTAGTTTATATTGGAGAGAGTGGTAGCCTGTATTCCAGAATAGGAACACACCGCAAAAATAAGTTGTTTGATTCTTTTAGGGTACTGTCATGCAAACAATCCAGAAGAAGATATTGGGAAAAGGTACTAATTAAAAAGTTTTTACCTAGATATAATAAGAAGCATACCCCCAAAGTCTCTTCTGAAGAGCTAAAAACAAGTGAAGTTAGCTATTTCGATTGGAGAACATCTGCTGAACGTCTTAAATGCTTAGTAGAGGCGGATAAGATATACCAAACTCTATTAAAAGATCTGAAAACTTGTCCAAGGTCCCAGTTCCTTCAAAAAATTGACCTAGAATTTGAATTAAAAGACATGATTTGGAGACACGGTAAGCAGTTTGATGATCATTGGGTGTTGCACAGGGAAGTTTGTAGAGAGTTAGTACCTAAAGAACTGGTTTATAGCGCAAGATGAACAAAAACGAGAGAAGAAGAATGATTTGGGAAGCCTTATATCGCCCGGTACAAGAGGCAAAGAAGGAAATGATATACGATGCGCCGCAAAGCCATCGTGTATTGGACCACCCTCTTGAGGACTATTGCGAGCATTGTGCCGAGCTAAAGGAAAACTGCAAGGGGTACAAGTGTTGGAAGTAAGTCCCAGGTCCTTGGTCCGTTGTCCTTCGTCAATGAATACAATCACATGAAACCACCAACCAACGATTATGAAGCCCTCTCGTCTATCCTTTTCATGGCAATAACCAGTGAGGATAATTCAAAATATCTTACCTTGGCAGAACAGTTGTGCCAGAGAATGAATGATATTGACATCGCCAGAGCCAAAAGAGATGTCTTAAAAAATTTGGATCTTGGTCCCTTAGTAAATAATCTCTTGGGTACACAAAAGGGGCCAAGGTCTATATGAAAGTTGTCGAACATACTACTACAAAATGTTTAACTGATGATGAATTGGTCATTAGTGAAAGAGAAAGAAAGAAAAAGGCTTCTCTTTATAGGAAACAGTACTATCAAAAAAATAAAGAGAAAATACTGGCCAAAGCCAAGCAAAAATTAAGAGAACGCAGGAAAACTATTGACCCTGAGACTGGTTTATCTTTAACACAGCTTGATCAAAAGAAAGCTTGGGCTAACTTCAAGAAAAATAATCCCGATTGGAGCAGAAAAAACGGACGTAGAGCGACCTATCAAAGAAAATACAGAGAAGAAAACATTGAGCGTATTAGAGAAAAAGACAGAATACGTGCAAGAAAAAGAAAAGAAGCTCTTTTAAATCAACGCAGAATAAGAGAGTTTGGTATTACTACAGCAGACTATGAAGAAATGTTTAAAGACCAAAATGGTACTTGCTTGATATGTAATAAAAAACAAAAAGTAAATGGGAAAAAACATTTATTTATAGATCATAACCATGAAACCGGACAAGTAAGAGGGTTGTTATGTAACTATTGCAATTCTTTATTAGGGTTTTGCTTTGAAGATCCAACTATATTAAATGGTGCTATTACTTATTTAGAAATGTTTAACAAAGGAAAACAACATGAATAGAGAACAACTAGAAAAATACGTTAAGTCCTTCGGCGCTACCGAAAGGCTTGCCCGCAAAGAACTCAATGAACGCTACAAGATGTTAAAACCTCTAGGGTTCTCCGATGATAAGATATTTAATATCTTGGTCCAAGGTTCTCCGTTGGACTTCCGCACCCTACAGGCCTTTCACCATCGTACTAAAAAAGTAAACGGGCGTTCAC